GATAGATTCTATCCTCCCCCCCCAGGTGGCTTCTTTAGAAGTCATCTGGGGTTGGGCGCCGTCATTCCGTTGTTTTGGTTGCCTGTCGAGATCCTTGCTAATTCTAGCAAGGTGGTCTTTGACGGTGAATCTTTACACCCATCTGGTTTCCAGATTGTGCCATTCATCGCCCCTCTGAATGAGGCAGGCTTTAGTCGGGGGGCTTACTATGCGTGGTATGCAGAATCTCTGCATACTTACGTTTGTAAGCTGCCCGTCACAAGAGAGGTTCGCAGGTACCATAGGAACCTGAGGATCCTCAAGTTCATGCGGGCTACGTGGGATGCTGTCCTCTTTGGTTACCAAAGAGTGAGGAAGCTATCCTTACGGGGGAAGGCTAAACCGACGATGTCGTCGGATGCCTGCCGTGCCCTCCGGCGCTGGAAAACCAGGCTGGTGAACACACCTCTTATTGCTGCAAAAGAGGCTAAAATAGCAGCTTCTGAAGCTCGGGCGTGGTACTATGGGGCTGTTGCGCCCAAGAACCCCCTGGCAAAATTCTTCAAATTGAAGTATCTTGCACTGAACTTCAGCTACATGGCCAGAGGTTTACCTCCCGCACCAGATGATGGTGGGGAGGGTATGGCAATGTTGTATACCCGGCTGACTTCTACAGAACCAGTAGAAGTCGGGGAGTGGCGGGGGTTTGTCCGTGGTTATTTAACTACCTGTAAGCCCAGCCAACCACCGTCCTATTGGACGGCTCCCTCGTCCCATGCCGCCCTTGGTTACAAACGTAACCAGGGTGGTCATGAGGCGGCCGTGGGTTACCTAACTTTGTTAGGGATGGCTCTGGACCCATCTTCGAAATCGGAGATAGGTTCAGTATGGATGCGCAGAGAAGTTCGCTTCTCGCAGGGCAGGCCATTCCCTAGTGGGGTTAGTGGAGCTTTTCAGAAATATCTGAGATTGGCAGTAAAATACGTATTATCTAATATAGATATAGTACCTGTTCTACCCATCCAGGCTGAAGAGCGAGGATTGAAGACGAGGTATCCGACTTGCTGTCTCACAGCTGTCAACCTCATCCAACAAATCCTTAGAAGGGCAGCGGATCATGTTCTTAAACAGGATCCCCGGGTGTCGGCCTCCTTGGGAGGTCACCTGGATGTTGACCTTACGGGACTATCAGGGGATTGGTATTCCCAAGACGCCTCGGCCGCAACGGATTATCATCCGTTTTGGCTCACAACAACATTCTATGAATGTGTGGTCGAGGTGTACCCTGAATTGAAGGAGTTTTTACCTTACTTTCCAAAATTGTTTGGGAGTAAGAAACTCCTTCCTTCTGATATTGATGCAGATTTGATCTCCGGCCCAAACTTTGGGAACGGAGTGATATCTTTTCACCTCGAAGATGTCTGCGAGGCTATATTCAATTCAGAAGATAGTACAGCCTGTCCGTTTTGGAGAGAGAGGGTGGTTGACTCATATAATGAGTGGTTCCAGCTCCTTAACTCCTTGGAGGGCACTACGACAACGGTTGGTCAGATGATGGGCGATCCCACCTCTTTCCCCGTTATGCCGATTGTATCGCTTTTTGCGCTAAAATCAGCCGTAGATGCCGTAGGCTATACTGCCCAAAGGCCCGTCAGGCCTAAGGGGACAAAAGGACAACACTGGCACCCCTGCAAAACTTGCGGAGATGACTTTGTTGCCCCCTTCTTCACACCCAAACTGCGTGAGAAGTACGACGAAATTTGTGTAACATGTGGTGTCCACATGTCCAAACCTAAGTCGTTCTACCACCCGTATAAGGCACTCTTTACCGAGGTACCATACGTGTTTGGTTGTTCCCAGCCCGTAGAGTCGCTATCCATATGGGTAGCGCCTCCCGGGGGGAGTAAGGGGGAGCTAAATTGGTCCAATCAGATGCAATCTGCATCTGACTTTTCTTCTCAGTTCGGATCGAACTGGGGGAAGACCATGTTAGCTACCAAGAGCCCGTTCTTTTACAACTGGAAAGCACTTCATGAAAGTGGCTTTCCAGTTGGGGCTCCCGTGGAGGTGGGAGGGTTGTCCGCCCCAATGGGGGTGGCACCAGGCCTACTGGTTTACCAGTGGTTGACCTACCTTAACTCGCTCACAACTGGTGAGCTTGTTACAGGCACCCATCTCTCCGTGGGTATGAAACCTAAGCTTCCAGAGCTCTTTCAGGATCGCCTGAAAAAGCACTTCACTTGGGTTGATACGACCCTCAAAAGAGGCCCATCCCCGAGAATGCTCCTTTTAAGGAACACCTCGAGGAACCATTATACATTGTCGGAACGGTGTAGGGTGCATGGCACCACTAACTGTCCCGATGCTGTAGTCCGTGACGTGTACGCCAGGGACCTCTGGAAGAAGGATTACCTTCCTTTCGAAGCAATGGGTGGGATCCAGTATGAATACTGGTTTCGACGAGGAGGTGAAAAGGAGAGAGTGCCCACTATGTTGGCCACTCTGCGCCGATTCAAGTCAAAGGTCGGGGCTTTTGAGCCCCGTGCCCCGCATTCGGGGCATGGACTTCTTGGTCCAACTTTGGCCTCCCTCCAGTCAAAGGTTAGGTGGAGGGTTCTCGACCTAACACCCTATAGGACCACGGCCGTTTACGGCCTTGGTCAGGC